CATAAGTCTGTGGGACCCATGTTTCATCAAGAGTTGCGTCATAGAAGTACATTCCAAGATTGCGAAGTGTTCTATTCTCAACAAGTTGTGAAAACCAAGCATTAAGTACCTTATTTGGTACACGAACAATGTCTGCAACACCATCTGACCATATATCAGTTCTATCTACATCTGAAGCCCATGTGATGATAGGAAACCAATCAACGCCAAGATAATCAAGTAATCTCATTGAGAAGATTGTGATATTGTTTGCAACAACACGAATGAAGATGTGATGTTTTCCGTCTTTTGGATCTAACTTCTTAATATACTGTTCTTTAAGTTCAACGAATACATCCCCAAGCATTTGATTGTTTGGATCTCCTTCACCAACTGAACGAAGTTTATTGTATGTATCACGAGTGTTGTCATACATTTCAGGATCATTCTCTGCTGTACCACTGTCTTGACCTGATAGTTGGTCTTCAAGTTTCTTTATACCTGCAGGATCATACATCTTATTTCCCTTAATATAAGAGAACGAACGGAAGATGTGCCTGTGTTCAACGAAGTTTGCTGTACCATCAATGTTTGCCGGATCTGCAAAGCGATCAATAATAATGTCCATTGGATCTTCAACAGAAATTGCAACAGCACCATCAACAATACCAATCTTCATAAATGAACGCCCATACAACATTTCTTGTTTTGTGTCTTGTTCATCCTGTACTTCAAGATTGTTCTTTTCAACTGTCTCTCTCCAATACTCATTGAAGTCAATTGTTGATTGATCATCTTGTGAACGAGAAGAAAACACAAGATCAATAAAGTCTTGTTTTGCAAGTCCTGTCTTAATAGTTTCCTTCATCAAAGGAATGTTTACAGATTGTCTTTGTGTAAGTCTGTTTGTCTGTACCTTAAGACGATAAAGTTGGTAGTTTTCATACCATTCAGGATGTCGTCTCTTTTGCACCTCTGAAGCACCATAAGAATAATTATCACCATCTTGTTCAAGCGTAGTGATGAAGTCTGCTTCAAGTTTGTTTTTGTTTGGTTTAGTTTCCGTATCCACTTATCATTAAGTATATTATATTTTGTCAATAACTAAAAGTAAGTTATTCACTTTTTCTAAAAATCATCTACAACTCCACCACGAAGTATCATTGCCGGATCAGGAGCAATAAATCTCTTCTTTGCTTTCACTTGCACAAATGTAAGAGACAATGCGTCTGCAACATCAGGAGACTCTTCTCCACGCTTTCTCATATCTTCCTTACTTTCCATCTTTGTGCGACCTGTTGAGTCCTTCTTAAAACGAATACGAGTGAGTTCACTCCATCCTTCATGTGGCTCTAAGGCTCCACCTTGCTTAATCCACATTGCAAGTCCTTCCGGTCCTGCATAGGCTTCTGCTTTGATGTTGATAAACTCTTCATTCTTGTCTGCCCTTCCACCTTCTTTGACAGGATTGATAGCGAATCCTAACTCTTTTACACGATCAACAACTCCACCACCTACCCCAACATCATCTATAAAGACATTTTCTGCCCTTACATTGTGCAATTTCATAAACTCAATGGTTTTACCGGCTACACTCATTAAGTCATTGTCTAGGTCCTTTTTGAGAACTCTAGCAGTATTTCCTTGCCTTAATACCCAAGCATTGAAGTTTCTACCACCACGAGCAACATCCACACCGAGTATAGGTTGCCCAACTCCTACAACACCAGTTTTGAATCTTTCAATAGCATTGTTTAGATCTGTATCATTCACAAGATATGACCAACCTGACTCATCAATTGATTCTGCTGAAGGGAACTCACACTTGTAAAGAACATTGAAATAAGAGAACTTTGAGTTTTCATCAATGATCTGTTGTGATATACGACCTTCTACCATACCTTGTTTATAATCAATCACAATCTGTTTATATAAAGGATCAATTGAAGACCTGTAAAAATGGTTACGATAGAATGGATTACCAATCTTAAACAAGAAGTTATCATCAGGATTATCTCCGATCATACGCTGTATCAAAGCCTGTTCATCATCAGGAATAAGACTTGCTTCATCTTCAATCACATTTGGAGATCCAAGACCGATTGCTTCCTTTCCTGTTGCGATAAAGAGTTCAGACATCTTTCCATCTCCTAAGTCAAAAGTGATGTGAGACTTGTTTCTATGACGCTTGATACTTTCTGCTGTTTCACCTGTCATCAACTTGAACTTTGTTGCTGTGTAAGGATTATCAAAGATGTGTTCATTCACATAGTTCATAATGATCTTTGCCTTGCCTTTTGTACCTGATACAATAGCCCATTTTTCAGGAAAGGTTGCAAGACGAGTAAGAACAGCAAGAGCAACAACCAAAGACTTACCATAACGAGTATGACAAGAACAAAAATATCTAGGATGTTGCTTCATTGCTATTGCTTTGAAGATATGGACCTGTCCAAGAGTAAGAACAATAGGATTACCTGCCGAGTCTTTGTAGAGAGACTTCACCAGTTCTTGTATTTGTTTGTCTTCAGTGGTCCAATTCATTTTGTTCTTTTTGTTTTTTGTATCTTATATACTTCATCCTTTCTACTTTATTACTAAAATGCTTTTTCCTTTTCTTTCTGTGTACCCTGTGTGGATAGCCATGTTCAGGTGGGATAAGAGACTTAATAATAACCATTGTTACATACGCTTTACTATACGAGCAATGTCGCCAGTATCAGGCATAGAAACCAATATGCGATCATTTACTCCACACTTTATAAAATTGCGATTCATCTTACCTGAAAGATAAGCACGAATCACTCTGCCATTGTCTAACTCTACTTTGAACTGAATGTTTGGCAAACACTCAAGGACTTTTCCTTCATAACAAGGATCTTTGAACATAATTATTTGAATCTGTTGTAATCAACTTTATTATTTATAAAATCGGTTATCTTGTACCCTGCTGTGTATTGAAAATGTGGTAAATCTACAAAGCCAAGACTTCCTTCTTCAGTATAACTTATTTCCTTGACATTACTTCCAACTTGTCCCCATGTACCACCCCATTCAAGACCACATTGTTTTCCTATCTTACCCAACTTCTGCCAATCTCCATCATAAGTTCTCTTTCCGTTCTTAATAAAGATAACATCAATTGCAAGTCCATAGTTATGAAATGACTCTCCTGCCTTTGCATTTGTTACCTTTGGTACTTGATTGTAGAGTTTTGTTTGTTCTTCAAATGATCTGAAGCCACAGGTTATCTCTACTTCAACACCTTCTAACTTTGCCTTTGCAAGAAACACATCAACCAACATCTTCATCTTTGGTTGAAGTCCCCAATCTTTAGTTATGGGTTTTTTTTTGGAGCAAAGCGTTCATTGAACTTTGCAATAGTCATATCTCCAAAGTAACCAGTAGCAGGAAGACCAACACTCTTTTGATATGCAACAAGAGCGTCAAATGTTCTAGGACCAAAGACCGGAGCAAATGATCCTTTGAAGAATCCAAGTGCATACAATCCCTTCTGTATTGCCACAATATGCTCCCCTTTGTCTCCTTTCCTTGCCTTTTGAGTGAATGTATAAGAGAAGTTCATATCTACTGTTACAGTAGGTATTTTTACGACCTCTTCAACAAGATGTCTCATAGCAAAGTGAATTGATACACCTGAAGAGTTTGTTGCTTGTGATGATAGATCCTTCACGAATGGTTGATAAGTGTCAAATAACCTGATAAGATCATCATAACAAGCGACCATATCTATTGCATGTGAAGCAGGAAAAGGAATACCAACCTGTAAAGGAAGTTGCTTGAGTGAAGCCTGAAGTTTACTTCTTTCAACATTACTTAGTGCGAGATCATCATTGAAGAATACCCACTCATAACTTAATTTGAAATGTGTCAAAAACTCTGTTGCCTTGTCTGTCATCTCTTTAGTGATAACATCAGGATTCATAAACTCTTGCCATGTAGTACCACCGAAAGGAAGCATACTGTTTGGTATAAGACCAACTGTTCTTGCTGTTTCAGCAACTTTGTTTAGTTGATTTCCTTTCTGTGTAGTACCTGACATAATTGCCAAGAAACGATCAGAGAAGTTTACTTTGCCATCAGGTCCGATATAACCCTCATCTGATAGCCATTTCATTGTGCCTGTGGTCAATTTCTTGCCAAGAATAAGATAGTTAAGATATGTTTCAACTGCATTTGTGTATGAAAATGATGTGCATGACATTGAGTCAAAGGTTGAATTGAATTGTTCTTCACCTTGTGGAAGATAAGGAGTCCAGTCTCCTGTTGATAAAACATCTACACCTGCGAGACTTGATTCTGTACCATACATGAAGTCTTTTTCAAGTGGAGTAGAAACGATAAGACCGGATGACTTGTTATTTTCCATATTGTTTATATATTGATTGAAAGTTTCTTATATCATCAAAAAGAATAACCCCTTCCTTGAGAACAGTTTGTGTTTCATCTTCTGCCTTCTTACTTCTCCAAAAGAGAGTAAAGTTAGGATCAACCTGATTTGGTGATACTTTGGTATTTATAATAAGATTTGCTTCGCCATCTGCGACAAAGCGATCTATTGTTTCTTGTGTGATAGGTGAGTTCATGTTAGTTGATTGCATTAAGCCCTTTGAAAACTTCATGGGTTATTTGTTCCTTTGATAACTTAAGTTTATTCAGGACCATGTTGTTATCAGAGAACTCTTTCACAATGTACTGAAGAATAGCGTTGTATTGTGCAGAGTTAAGTTGAATCTGCTTGAAAGTGTTCTTTTCAGGTTGTTCTAGCAAGACCATGATTCTTGCCCCTATTTCTACTTGGTAAGGTGAAGTTATCATTTCTTTTTAAGTATACCACCAATTTTATCTGTCAATTCCATCAACTGTGGAATGTTCACTGTTTGTTTGTCTTCAAGATCTCCTGTCATCTTGAGAATGTCAGCATTTGCTTGTCTTGCAACAATAAGATTTTTATCTTGCATTGCTAGTTCAGCATGTCTGTTCTTTGGAGCATTTTTATCTTTGAAATAGTTGTTGAGTAACTCTACCTTCAACTTACGAGTGTCTGGTTTTGTCAATAGTTTCCATCCTTCTGTTTTTGCACTTGTATAAGTAGGATGATAAGCCTTTCTTTTCACCATTGTGAGTTTCTCTTCTCCTGTTTCTGTGTCAGTTCCATTGACTGCTTCTTCTTGTTCATATACCAAAGGTCTGCATAGTTCTTTTACAGTGTCCATGTCATATCCTTTAGCAAGAAGATAGGACCATGTAGCATTACTGAATGCTTCTCCACCATGCCATCCTAGATAAAACTCCAAAAAGAGTTTTGTGAACTCCTTTTGTGCTTCCTTCTTAAGAGATAATGGTTTCTCTTCTTTAGGTTGTTTATTTGATTTTGGGTTTTTAGGTTTGGATTTAGTTTCCGTCTTTGATCCCATATTGTTTACTTATGTGAGTGAACATTGAGAGTGGTATTTCAAAGGTACATTTTTCACACACCATTTGATCTTCAACTCTCGTTATCTTACTTTTGCAAGATGGACATATATTCTTTGCTATATTTTCCAATTTTACCTGTTCTTCAGGTGTTGTTTTGGTAAGGTTAAGCATAGTGTTATAGTCCGTACTTGCGAACAATAGAGTGATGAGATGTTTCAAGTACATGCTCTAGTCTCTCTCTTGCTCTGATCAATTCGTTTGATCGTCTGTTGTATTCAGCAGAGATCATGTCAAAGTTCATCTTTGCGTTATCAAGTGTTTCTTTTGCACTCTCTAACTTCTTTGTTCCTTCAGGAGATAATCCTGTCTTTGGAAGTGCTTCATAAGCGTCTCCGGCTTCAAGTAGTTGTTTGTCTGCTACCTGAAGTTTTTTGAAGTATTGTTCAACATCAATCGCCATTGCGAAGATTGCTTGTTTTGATCCTTCTCGGATTAAGTGCATTATCCATGTTCTGCCGAATAGTCGGTACATGAAGTATTGGAATAGGTTGTCCATAATTGTTATTATATATATTATATCACACACTTTGACGGATCATAGTCATCATTGTAAGAACTGTTGATAACTTCTGAAGCGTCTTTATTAAGTTTTTGTTTACCACCTTCTGCTTCCGGTATAATGATACCGAACTCCATTGCAAACTTTGCACGAATCCTTTCAATATACTCACTGAACTCTGCTGTTGAAATTT